CAACCACATCTATAGTGACTATTTCAAAGTCACTTACATGTCCTGTTCTGTCGTCAACGTTGCCGCTGCCACGACTGGAAACTCCAAGTTTGACACCAGATGTCAGCAAAGTTTTTATCAACTCGCCCATGGGAGTTGGTAAAATTTTCAACTTGCCACATCCAGCATCGCCTTCCATCCACATGTTTTCCACGCTGTGGCAAACACGATCCAGGTTGATCTTCAGATCATCAGGATGGTCTACTTCGCCTAGTACTGAGTTACCTTCTCTAATCTGCTGATTGATTGTGTTAACTGCCTTGGATATTTCATGTAGAGGATAAATTCTCTCATTGGCATTGCGCTTGTTGCCTTCGATGCAGATGCCTTTGAGGTAGAGATTCTTACCATGGCCATCAGATTCTTCAAGAACCTGAATGTTGGCCTGATTAAAGGTAAGTTGTTCTCTTAGAGTTTTCATTAATTAACCGCGTCCGCCTGGGGTAATGCTACGGGTGTTAACACCGCTAGCTTGACCAGTTACTGGCTTTGGAGCAGCAGTTTTAAATGCTTTCTTGCCAGCTTCCTGTGTGCTAGGTGCACCAAGTTCTTTCACTGTGTTCTTGTATGGGCTTGCATCGTGGTGTCCGCCCATGTCAGCACCGGTGTGTACTGGCTTGGCCATTGCGCCACGTGCGCCTGCGTTTGCAGCCACTGTGGACTTTTTGTTCACGCCACCTTCTTCACTAGTCACTGGCTTTGGGGCTGCTTTGAGATCCAAAGATTCCATCATGCCTGGTTCCATTTCTTCAGTGTCGTCCATTTCAATAGCGTCACCGCCTTCGTCAGGTCCAAAACCGTCGCCGTCGCCCATGTCGTTGTCGCCACCCATTAGGTCTTCAAATTCTGCCATCAACTGGTCCAGCTTGTCTTCTAAATTCATGATGTCGTCTTTGGTAGCTGCTTCGTCGCTGCCACCCATGTCGTCACCACCAAAATCATCGCCGCCCATGTCGTCTGAACCTTCGTCATCGCCCATGTCGTCCATGCCTTCGTCATCGCCGGCAGCTTCCATGTTCATGTCGTCTTGTTCTTCGGCTTCAACATTGTCAATCAATTGATCAGCAGCGTCACCGCCCATGTCGCCTTCTTCAAGGTCTTCGCCTTCTTCAGCTTCGTCGATTTCTTCTTCAGACATGATGTCTTCGTAGATTTGACGGCTTTTTTCCACAACAATTTCGTGGAAAAGCTCTTGAGCTTTTTGTGTGTCATCATTGATCACGTATTCGATCAATTGTTCAAATTTGTTCATATGGTAAACTCCTGTTAGGTAAAGTATGTTGTTATTTACACAACATGTAAAAACTCTGTGGTTTATGGGGTAAAAACTGTGCTAAATTGCCAAAGTTAAGCAATTGGTGCAGGTGGTGGGGCATATTGTTGGCGAACCAGCTTGAGTTTTTCTTTGTACTCATATGTTCGCACATCGTTCATTTTGCGTAGCTTGTTGATTTGTCTCAAAGTCAAGCGAGTTTTGCGCAGGTCTCCCAGCTCAGGTTGGCTGTTGTCCTGCGACAGGTCCTGATATGCTTCAGGCTCTTTTTTAAAAAATTCGTTGAGAATCATGCTGGTATTTATACTGGTGGGGGTGCTGCTGCACCTGGGCCTGCAGGCGCTGGCGCACCTGCATCAGCTGGGCCACCTGCTGCCGCTGGTTCCATACCGGCTATTTCTTCACCTGTGGTTACATCGCCTTCAAGTCCGCCAGGTGTAATACCCACTGATCGCAGGTCTTGACCTGTGGTAGGTTGTGCATCAGGCTCATCGCGTTCTTCGCGCCACATCTCTTCGTTCTTCTTGATTTCTTCTTCAGTCAAGCCCAAGAAGCGTTCCAGCAAGAATCGCTTGCTCATGTAGGGCAATTGCTCTAGACCTTGGAAAGCTTGAATTCTAGTGTTGTCCAGTTCACTTTGACGATAGCTGGCAAAGTTTTGTGGTGCATTAAATCCAATTGAAAACAGGCCTGAATCAATGTTGAAACCACGCCACTTCAAGAACATCTTGAATTCGTCATCCAGCTTCTGTGCAATCAGTTGCTGTAGTCGCTCGCAATACTGATTGAAACGATATTCTTGAATCAGTGCAGTACCCACTTTGCCGTCGTTCATAGTAGCACCTGAGTCATCAGGGCCTGTGGGCAAATAGCTCGAAGGCACACGCAGTCCACGAGCCATTTTGTTGTTGAAATACTTCAAGTCGTCAATTTCGCCTAGGTTTTGACCGCCAGGTAGTGTTTCTACGCTGCTTCCGCGGCCGTCTGCTGTTTGTGGGAAAAAGTAGTCTTCGTTGATACTGAGTGGATTGTAGCTGGCATCCATCATGTTGCCACCGCCACCACTGACAGTGGGGATTCTGCGCTGGTGCATTTCGTTCTTGACTCGTTCCACAAACGCCATGGCCAAGTGGCTGGGCATGTTGCCCACGTCAATCTTGAAGATTCGTCGCTCCGGGGCACGTTGCACACGATAGATCAGGATAGCGTCTTCCAGCAGTTCTTTTTGCTTGAATACCTTGAAAATGTTTTCTAGTATGCTTTTGCCAAATGGCCAGAACACATCCAGGCCTTCGTTCAAGCTCATGTGTACCACGTGCTTGGAATCTAGGCACACTTCGTTCATGGCCTGCATGAAACGACTGTTGCCCACGCCACCACCTGTGCCGCCGTTGGGCATGGTGTAGTTGGTGTTGCCTGCTACAGAACCTGTGGTAGGGTTGGTCATGTAGTCTGTGGTGGTCTTTGCTGCCACAGTCATGTTTTGGAAGTTGGGGTTGATGTCACGAATCACATACTGTTCAGGACGTTTGCCTTCTGATTCGTTCACAATTACTCGAGCCACCTTGCTCATGTCAACCCACATCATTTCAAATGTTTGTGGGTCACGTACAAAAATTTGATCGCCATACTTGATGGTGTTGCGAAACAGTTTGAATATGCGTTGGTCCAGTTTGTTTAGTTTAACCCACTGTTGCAACTGCTTGCGAACAATGTCAATTTCATGATCAGTGGGCTTGTCGTTGTACTTGACGTCAAATGGCGTGCCGTTTTGCTCGTTCATTTGTGTGCTGAATTCAGCAATGATGTCTAGACATGCATTGATTTCACTATCCATGTCCATGTTTTCGTACTGATTGTAGCGTTCAATACGGTTGGGATGACCCGAATATACTTCAGGCAAGCGACTAGCATAGTTTCGAAAAACCATGTCCGTCTGTGTTTCTGTGCCGGAATTTCTGCCGTAACTGGGATAACCGTCAGCGTGTCTACCAGAGATGGGACTGAGCTGACCTGACGTGTCAGCTACCTTGAAGTACTTTTTCCAGCCGGTTTTGTTTTGTTCTGCCATGTTATTATTTACCGTTAATTACTGCTGACTTGTAGTATCCTGGTGCTGATGTCGTTGGCGTTGCGCTGTTCACGAACCAATTCAGAAACCATGGCCAACAACGCAAAGTTCTGTTCTTTGGTTTCTTTCAGCATGTCCATTAGTCCAGTGGGCTCTCTTGTTTCCAAAGATGCAGGCATTTCTGTCAATGTTTCGGACACATTTTCTTCTGGTTCCATTACTTCTTGGCGCATATCACGGTCAAATCCACTGTCAATAGCGTCAGCTTTGAGTGTCTCAACTGCTGCAAACATTGTACTGTTCATGTTTTGAAACAAGGACTCTGTGTCCATAGTCCCTGGATCAGCGTTTTTCATGGATGCTGTTATGTTTTGAAACAAGGAGTCTATGTCCAGCGTACTTTTAATAGATGCTGTCATGTTTTGAAACAAGGATTCTGTGTCCAGCATTGCTGGTGCAGACTCTGAATCAGATTTAAACGAATCACCAAACAGCCTCACAGGCACAGCACCGTTCTTTAATGGTATCACTGCTTCGGCGTTGCCGCCTTCGCCGATGATAGCTGGTGTGCCGCCCGGAGTAGGTTCTACAACGCCACCTTCGGCCATCATTTGCACATGAGGGGGATCTTTGGCAATGAAAGGACGGAATAGACCAGCATTGGCCAATAGCTCGTCCATGGGTCCTTTGCTTTTTCCCATGCCTGCTACGCTGATATCTACTGCATTGCCAACCCCATGTAAACTGCCTTTGCCTGAACCTTTGACTTGAAAAGTCTTGCCTTTGTAGTTTACTTCTTGATCTTCTTTGGGGGCAGCAGGCATGTGTACGCCTGGCTCATTGAGTATGTGGCCCCTAACCCAGAGTTCTGCCTGCTTCTGATCAGATCTATAAGCACTGTTTACATCCACTGATTTGCCAGTTGATTCTGCAAATTTTTGCAATTTTGAAACCATCTCTGGTATAACGCCAGACATGTCTGCGTTTGGGCCTATTTTGAGACTACCTTTGCCCTCACCTCCGCCTGCAGCAGGCGTGGTTTTTCCTGGTTGGCCGTCAGGTGAACCAGCTGATGGAGGAGGAGGAGATCCGCCTGCCGGAGCCATTGATCGTGTTGTTGCACCGCCAGCTGCTGGTGGCCCACCTGACGGTGGCGCTACAGATCCTCGGCCGCCGCCAGCGGTACTAGGTGCTACACCTGCCGGAAGTGCTTGTTTTCCAGCAGCTGGTGGTGGTGGTGCTGCTTTGCTAGTAACAGCTTCATCAGTAGCAATTGATTCTTGAATTTCAGCTCTTTGTCGCAGTGCCTCGGTGTAGGCATCCTGCGCTTTTTTCTGTTCGTCAGTTAGCCCCATACCCAGAACTCTCTGTTTGAAAGTGGCACCTTCGAAAGCTTTGTCTTTTTCTGCTTTGGCTTGGTCTACATTGCTTTGCGCTCCTTGCATGACTACTGCTGCTTTTTTCTCAGCTTCAGTAGGTTCTTCAGCCACTCCCAACCCAACAATGCGCAACAACGTATTGACTGCTTTTCCTAACTTCTCAAATCCTGTGGCCAGACTGTCTGTAACATTGCCCAGTTTGTTGGTGATCGCAAGAGCATTGTCAATACCGTCAAAAATTGTTTTTTCCATTTTCTCATTGAGCTTTTGTTGTTGCACAATGTTTTTGGCGTACTGCTCGGTGATGCCGTCTGCTGCTTTGCCGCCTTCTTGCCCTTGCTTTTTCTGATCTTCTTCAATTTTTTTATACTGTTCAGACAGATCTTTTTGCGCCAACAAGCCCAGTTTTGCACCTTCGTCAATGCTGAGCAAGAATCCTTCTGCTGCACCTGTTTGGTACAGCATGTTCATGTCTTTGGTGGTTTTGCCTGCTGCTGCTGCAATTGCTTGAGTTCCAGCTATAGCATCTTTTTGCCCAGCTACCATTTGATTAGCAGTTTGTAAGGCTTCACCGTTGGTGCTCATCAGCAATTTTTGTGAGGCTTCAGTGCCAATCATGCCTGTGGTCATATCACCAAAACCCTGGGCCGCTTCTTTGCTTTGACTTCTCAACAGTACATAAGTCTTTTCTAGTTGTGCTGCTGCGGCAATTTGCTTTTCGTCTCCAGACCCACGCATTTCTTCTAGCTTGGCACGGAAGCGCATTTGACTGCGGGCTTCTTCCATTGCTGCTTCTTGTTCTTGTCGTGTTTGTCCTGTTAGCTTGGTCAGTGCATCTTGTTCTTGCAGGTACTTTTTGGCACCTTGTGCTAGTTCGTCTGTGGTTTTATTCTGTGCTAGACCCACACGAGTTTGCAGTCTAATGTACTGCATTGTGCCTTCGTTGATCTGCTCTTGGGTCATACCTGCAGCAATCAAGCTCTTGCGGTAAGGCTCCATGGCTTGGCCAATATCAGCAAACTGCTTGCGCCCTTCAAAC